AAATGTAAAACACGCAGAATACAAGATATTGCAACACTTGAAAACTTCAGGTAGCGTACCGTTATCTGTTGTTTTAGAACGAGGAGTTCCCGGTTATCAACTACATAAAGGAGTAAATCAGGAATTGTCAAAGGATTCACAAGTAGCACTGAAGAGATTCAGAAAGGCAACGGCAAACATATGTGGAGTCATTGACAATATGCTTGAAAAAAGAATCAAGAATGTTCCTGAAGACGATTTGGAGTCGGTTCCGTCACCATACGCTAAACACTTTGATGAAGAAAATGTGGTAATCGAACCGGAAGATGATTTACAATGAACGATAGCGATACAAGATTAGAGGAATGGATAGAAGAGTTTGGAACAGTAACATCTTATTCATTTATGCTCTATTCTTATTTTGGTCTTAGAGATAATGCAATTGTAAATCAGGGACTAACGTTAATGCTAACAAGTGCAGGATTTTCTACAATTAGATATATGCAAATTATTGAAGAAGTAGATGCAGAATTAGCAGAAGCCTTTGGCACAAAAGAAGGACTCAACATTCAATGGGTCTTTCCATCAAATAAAGCAAAAGCATTTGATGAGATAGTAGTAGAAATTATTGAAGATGGATTAACCTTCTTAGAGAAGGATTTTGAATATTATGGGAGATTTGGAAATGTTGACTAGAGAACAATTACAAGGAGTATTGATTGCAATTAGTAAACCTGCTATCCTTATTACAAAGGACAGTAGATATGCAGTGGGATATAACGTAAGATTGAGTGTAAAAATTTCAACCACTCAAGATTTAGCAATTGCAATACAAAGAACACTACATCAACATGGGATTATTTCTCATGCGGGTAAATGGAAAAATGGATACAAGAAAAAGGGAGTTTTGTCCGTAAGTGGAAATGGTAATCTATACAAATTGCTAGAATTAATTCCTATGACATTGCCCACTGTTGGTGATTGGATGAAATTTAAACAGGCATTGGATATTGTAAATGAAGGCAGACACCAAACCCAAGAGGGATTGGATATGTTGTTTGAGATTAAGGGATTGATATGAGTTTTATTGAAATGGGAAACGTAGAGAGGCCGGTCATTATTGTTGGAAAACCAAGAACAGGAAAAACAACACAAGCATTAGAGATGCTCGATGACCCGCTTCGATACTATGCAAATGAATTTGAATTGAACTCAATTCCAATGGACAGAGACATTCTGATTGAGGAAGTAGATTACAAAGCAAATGAAGATGAGATTGCAAATTTGTTGAGGATGCGCCACATTAAGGTGGTAATGACATCACTAAACAAGAAGGGAATCCCAAAGAAACTTGCTTCTATGTGTAGAATCAAATTGGCCGGTTCCAAAAAATATGGTGTTGTCGAAGCACCAAGAAGTGAACCCGCTCAGAATATGCATCCTGATACCTTTTCAATGGTGAAGACTTATCTTGAAAATACAGATAGAGATAGAGTCGCAAATATGTTGAAGGTAACAAGACCCGCAGACACACAAATTATGTCGTGGCTAAATGAGAACATGAATGTAAACAAATTAATTTTTGTTGATGCAAGAGTTAAGCGAAGATGGAGAGCAGATTTGTTCTATGAAATGTTAGCATATTGTCACAATGGAAAACAATACGGAAGAGTACAATTTCCAAAACGCGGAAAGTATTCACAAATGCCGTATATATGCAGAAGATTAGGTTTGAAATCAAACGAAATTTATCTGTTGAAAGATTTATTGAATGATGAATCTTTTGTAAAGAAGGCGAAAACTAAACTCAACAACGCCGAATATAGAATGTTGGGAATTGGTGAAAAACCAAAACAAAAACGAATTAAGAGAAAAGATAAGACAACAACTTTGGAAGAGTGGTTATGATGTTATGGACAGAAAAATACAGGCCCGATTCAATTGCAAAATTGATGGGGCAAGAAGGATTTAGAATGGATGCAGAGAATTGGGTAGAGTTAGGTGATATGCCAAACTTACTGTTATTCGGCACAGCAGGTGTAGGAAAAACAGCCGCTTCTCTAGCATTAGCAAAAGATGTTTTAGGAGAATTATTCGATGTTAATTTCTTAGAATTAAATGCAAGTGATGATAGAAAGTTAGAAACTGTAAGAACAAAAATCAAAGAGTTTGCATCTCAGGGCAAAATTGGTGAAGTACCATTCAGAATTATTTTGTTGGATGAAGTAGACGGGATGACCTCGGATGCACAAAACGCTTTGAAAAGAATCATGGAACGTTACGAAAGTAACGTCAGATTTATTTTGACGGCGAACGACCGTTCCCGAATCATCTATCCATTGCAGTCTCGATGTGCGAATTACGGCTTCAAGACATTGCAAAATGATGCGATTTTTACCCTTTGTGAAAAGGTGCTGAAAAGTGAGGGGCATGAGGTTCCGAGCAATTTGATGCAGTTTATAGCCTCCTTCAATGGTGATGTTCGCAGAGCATTGACGGAATTACAGGCCGCGATTGCATCGGGAACAACGTTGAGGGAACAGGTGAACAAGAGCCTAAAGGAATACAATGACATTCTATCAATGATTGTAAATAAGGAATATGACAATGCAAGAAATGCACTATACGAAGAATTACTAAATGGAAAAACAATGAAAGATATTTGCTTGGGTTTGCATGAAGTGGTAATTGAATCAGAAATGGATGGTAATACGAAATATAAAATTCTTAGAGTAATAGGTGAAGGCGAGTGGCGAAGTTCCACAATGACCCCAAGAATCTTGATTAGTTGGATGGTAGCACAAACGAAAATGAATTAGAAAAGGAGGAATAAAGAAATGAAAGTAGATGAAGAAGTAGCAAAGGCTTCCGAGGTTCTCGGATTGCCGGTTGAAGAGGTGAAGTTGCAATTTGAAGAAATTGCTCGACAGAACTCTCTTGACTTGATGAATGAAGCAGAGCAGAAATTGTGTTTGGCACTGTTTAGACAGTGGTTCGGTTCACAACGCCGAAAACAAACACGACCACAAACCGCATCAACAAATGGCGGTTCTCTTGTGAAAACGGGGTTTGGTGTCGTAATTGGCATTGAAGACGCCCGAGATATGATGAGTTGGTCACGCGACCAATTGGTAGCACAATTTGCACGAAGTCCCGATGAAGTATTTGAAGCGGGTAAAGTTGCAGTTGTCACACAAACAGACAGTGGTTACACTGTTACACAAATGCATGATGGCGAGGAAAATTCACGTTCTAAAGACGGGGATTGGACAATGCCTGATTCAGCAATGGAAGTTGATGGTCGTTGGATTATTCCAATTAATGACCGCAAAACTTGGGCATCCGGTGATAAGAACAAGGATTACGGGAAGCCACTACCAAAGGAACAATTTGTTCGCCGAGTACATTTTGTCGGACAAATCCCCGATGGCACGGTTCAGGCATGGACTCTTTCTTTGAAGAATGATATTGCCCTGAATTTCAATGCTGACTTGGGGCGATTCTTGCACATTGATGGTATTTGGAATGAAGAGCGCAATGCCATGTACGGTGTCAAAAATCAAACCTTGGCAAGTATCGTGTATAACGATGAATTGGACCCAAACAATCCAAACTATCGTGATGTCTCACATATTGAAGTAACAAATTTGATTGCTGAAAATTATGGAGATTACATGAGTCCATTGTTTAATCTTGAAAAGCATCACCAAGATAATGCACACAATCCAATTGCAGAACGATTGGCAATTACTGAAGGTATTGTAACTAACATGAATATGCAACCAACAAAGACAGGCTCTCGGGCTTTGTTCTTGGAGGATTTGGAAAACTCGGCATTCAATTATGATGATGATGAATATTCATCAACTGCTTGTTGGGTTCCCGAGCATATTCCAATTGACTTTGGAATTGGTTCCCATGTTGTAATTGTGGGCCGAACATCACAACGAGAAATGGAAGATGGAACACTATCACCTGTGAGTGTGAATACATTCGGAATCATTGTAACAAACCGACGAGGAAATCCCGTTGAGTACGATGGTTCAGCAAGTGAAGAAGATAACGGAGATTGGTTCTAAATAGAACAATTTCAGTGTAAACGTGGCTAATGACGTTCAAGGGGGTGCGAAGCCCCCGACAAAAAATATGGAGGAAAAAATATGTTAATTGAAAAGAAAGATGCTTTTGCAGAACGCAAAGCAATGATTATGAAACAAATTGAAGAGCGCAACAAGCGCGACCGTTCCTTTTTGAGAACGGGAATTTATGGTGAGCCGAAGGTATGCAAATCTTCACTCGCTTTAGATTCATTGACAGAACAACAAATCAAAGATGGTTGGAAAGTTTGGGTATTAGATTGGGATTCAGGTTGCGAACCAACTTGGCGTAATAATTACAATGCCGCAAAACACATTGAAATCTTTGACCCTAATGTGTACAATGATGACGGTAGCCCTAATCTTGAATTGAGTGAACAACTTTCAGAAGATTTTGTGCGAATGGTACAAGAGGCATTAGATGAAGGAACAAAAGGAAAGTTTGTTCTTGATGGTGTCGATAAGTGGAAGGAGCGTTGTTTCGATACACTCACAAAAGGAAAGAAAGATTCTGATTTCCGATTCCCTCCCCATTTGTGGGGTAAGCGCAATCGTCGCTACAAATTATTGATGGACAAGATTTTCAAATTGCCATGTGATGTATTTCTAATTACACATCTAAAGGATGTATATGAAGGAATTAACAATCCAAATCCTGTTGGAAAAGAACCGGATTGGCACAAGATGACTCCACCAATGCTTTACCAAACAATCTCTGTAAAGAAGATGAAGAAGGGTAACAAGTTTGAACACATTGCAACAATTGATGCGAGTAAGACAAATACACCATTGGTTGGAAAGCGATATGTTGTTTTGACAGTTGAAGATGGAAATGTGGTTTGGAATAATATTCCTGAATTGCAAGAGGGGTCACTGTGAGATTCACAGTGAATACAAAAGAATTCATCAATGGTTTAGAATTATCCGCGTTGAAGGGGAAGTATTTCTCCTCAACCGGATTAAAAAGCGATAGTCTTAGTGACAACGCTTTTCTTGTTTTTGAAGAAAACCAATTGATGATTTTTAATGGAAATGATGCTACTGCTCTTTGTGTTGAATTACAAACAGAAGAAGAACAAGATACAAGAAGTGGCAGTGCCGTAATTCCTATCAAAAAGACTGTTGATTATTTGAAAAAGATGGGAGAGATTTCTGAAATTGCAGTAGGAGATTTCGTTGTTATTTCTAGCGGTGAAAAAAGGGTTCAGGTCCCATCCATCGCAGAACATGAAGCCGGTGGTTTCATCTCATTATTTAGAAATAATTACATGGAATACAATTTAGAATCTGAAGAAATTACTTACGGTAGAGATTCAAAAGAATATCAAACAATTTTAACCGTTAGTGGAGATGAATTTTCAAATGCAATTCAATTATGTGAAATCACAAATAGTGGTATTTACAAATTGGATGTTAATGAAGAAGTATTTACAATTTCTTCTGAAAACGGAATTGAAAAGTTTGAGACAAGACCTGCCGCAGTCTTTCAAAAGTCTGAAGAAGCAACAGTAGAATTTACTGCACCATTACACAGACTATTTCCAAAGGATGAAACAATTAAGATTTGTTTTAACGATAACACACCAATTTTTATTATTGGAGAAAATGCTAAAGTTTTACGCGCACCATATGTTCAGCCGTGATTTATATGATAATTTGCTATACAGATAATACGAGGTCAATCAATCTAAGATGGAGAGATGCCGAGAATGAGAGACAAGAAAAAATTGTCACAGACTTTCGCCCATACTTTTTCATCAAACAGACTGATAAAAGACCTGAAACTTACAAGGCAAAGGAATTCATTAACGGTAAGAATAGAAGCATTCCTTGGCCATTTCTCTACGAAGAAGGAGATTGGGTCAATCTTGAAGGAAGGCAATTGACAAAAGTAATTGTTGGAAAACCTGCTGACATTGCATCGGCAAGAAAGTTATGGAAGCAAACATACGAAGCAGATGTAGCATTTCATTACCGATATTGTGTAGATGAATTAACAGAGATTCCCGAATACAATATGCGTAAGTGGTATTGGGATATGGAATGGTTGAACAACGACCCATTGTATGGAGATGCTATTACCGCAATTGCGGTCTATGACAATTATTTCAAGAGCCATCGCGTTTACTGTTGGTTCCCCGATAATACAGTACGCCTATTCGACTATGAGAATTTGCAGGTATTTCAATACAAATCTGAAAGGGAAATGTTGGATACCTTTGTTGGCGATATGGTAGCACAAGACCCTGATATGTTGATTGCATGGTTTGGTCTAAAGTTCGATATGCCTAAATTAATTGAGCGAATGGTGTACTGCGGATTAGACCCAAGAAACCTTTCGCCCTATGGTATGGTAAACGGAGTCTATGAGTCTTCAAATGAAATTGTCATTTCAAATACAGATTACTCACCAACGGCCCAACCTATCAAGGGAAGAATTACGTTAAATCTTGATTTGGCATTTGAGCGACAATGGAATGATGCACAAAGAGGAACACTCCCAAGTCTTGCTTTGGATTATGTTGGTGAAACGGTTCTCGGCCAAAAGAAATTGGTTAGTGAAAAATTCCCTGACAAGAATGAATTCTTCAAGCGAGGATGGTTGGAAGATACAGAACGATACATTGAGTATGCCATGATGGATGTTGAGTTGATTCGTAAACTCGATGAGGACAATTACACATCGGAAGCGATATTGGCATTACAACGATTGCTAATTGCACCATTCGATGCTTGCTTCTATGCTTCCAATATGGGCGCAATGTACTTCATGCGAAATGCAACTTGGAAAGCCCCAACAGGTCAAAAGAAAATGAAGTGTCCTTCCTGTAAAAAGGAAGTGAAGACTCAAAAGAAATGCCCTGTTTGTGGAAACTCTATGTTTGAGGATTATGAGGGTGCAATGATTTACGACCCATTAACCGAAGGAACAAACGGACTTCATTTGAATGTAGCCGCATTTGATTTCGCAGGTCTATACCCAAGTATGATTCTTGCAAGAAACATTTCATGGGAAACAAAATCGGAAACGCCTACTGTTTTTCAGTGCAACATCAAAACTCCAAGGGATTTTAGTCCTGTTACTGAAGAAAAAATGTTGTATTACAAAACCGATAAATTAGGACTATTGCCAAAATCAGTTAGAGATTTGAAGGTTCTTCGTAATGATTACAAAAAGAAAATGAAAGAGGCAGATACACAAGAAGAATATGTAAAGTGGTTTAACAATCAAATGGCAGTAAAGAGATTAATGGCATCTTTCTATGGTATTATTGCATATCGTGGATTTGGATGGTTTGATTTAGATATGGCCGCTTCTATTACTGCAAGTGCAAGAGAAGCGATTAGAATGGCCGCGTTTAAAGTGAGGGAATTAGAATGAAAGTAGTATATGGACACACAGACTCAATCTATGTTAAGAT